AACTCAAGGATTAGACAAGCAAGACGAAGATGGAAATGTTAAGATGAAATATATTTTATTTCTATATGTTTGTAGTTTTGCAAACAATTCACCAAATTGTTTTAATACTCATATAGTACCTTTGGAATTTAACAATTATCAAGAATGTATTTTGCAAGGATATAAATCATCACACAATACTCTAAAAGAATTATATTTAGAAAAAATTGAAAATCAAAAACTTGCAATCAAATTTGAGTGCAAAGAAATAGGAGAAAATATATAATGGCAAGTGCAGTAGATATAGCAAATTCAGCTCTTAATCTTTTAGGAGCTTCAACAATTTCAGCATTCACAGATGATAGTAAAAATGCAAGATTAGTTAATCAAAGATATGAGCCAGTTAGAAATAGAGTTTTTAGATCTCATGCTTGGAACTGTTTGCATAAAAGAGTTCAGCTGGCAAAAAATACTACAGCACCAGTAGTTGAATATGCTAATGCTTTTGCTTTACCATCAGATTGTTTAAGAGTTTTAAAAGTTCACAATGGCGCAACAGATAGTATTCAATCAGATATAGATTACAAAATTGAAGGCAAAGATATTCTTACTAATGAAGGTACTATTTTTTTAATTTATATTGCAATAATTACTGATCCAAATAAATACGATAGTTATCTTCAAGAAAGTATTTCGCATCAATTAGCTGCTGATCTTGCTTATGCAGTTACAAACAATGCAACATTAGCAGATAAATATATGGTTAGAGCAGATGAAAGATTAAGAGAAGCAAGATTTATAGATGCTACTGAAAACTCATTAGGAACTATAGAAAGCTCTGATCTTACAGACGCTAGATTTTAATGTCTAAATCATCATTTGATCCAAGATTATTAGAAAAATATGCAGAGCCAAAATCATTGCTTCATTTTCAATGGGGAGATGACACTAAAGTTTATCGTTATGCTTTAGTAGAAATTATTAACGAAGATGAAATTGATCCTACTACAAAATGTAAAAGAGAAGAACAAGGATTAAGCCAACAAGAAATTTTTAGAAAAATATGCCAAGAACGACACTAGCTTTAACTTCTTTTGTTTCTGGAGAATTTTCTCCTAAAATGGAAGGTAGAACAGATTTTGATAAATATAGCTCTGGTGCAAAAACTTTAGAAAATTTTTTAGTCCATCCTCAAGGTGCTGCTTCAAGAAGAGTTGGAACTCAATTTATTTCTGAAGTTAAAACAAGTTCTCAAAAAACAAGATTAGTTCCTTTTGAGTTCTCTACTACTCAAACTTATATTTTAGAATTTGGAAATAATTATATTAGATTTTTTAAAGACAAAGGACAGATATTATCTGGTGGATCACCTTATGAAATATCATCTCCATATTTAACTGCTGAACTATTTGATATTAAGTGGGCTCAATCAGCTGATGTGATGTATATAACTCATCCTAATCATGAGGTAATGAAGTTATCAAGAACTGGTCATACATCTTGGTCATTAACTCAATGTAATTTTATTGATGGACCTTATCTTCCAACAAATAATACCAATACAACTTTAACTCCAGCATCTGCTGCTGTTGGTACTGGTGTTAATTTTACTGCATCAGCAGTTACTGGAATAAATGGTGGAGATGGTTTTTTAACAACAGATGTTGGTAGATTTATTAGTTTTAATTCTGGTATTGCAAAAATCACAGCTAGAACAAGTACGACAGTTGTTGTTTGTGAAATTATAACTGCCTTCACAAATACAAATGCAAAATCAGATTGGAAACTTGGAGCTTTCTCTGACACTACTGGACATCCATCAAGTGTTTCTTTTTTTGAACAAAGATTAGTTTTTGCTGGAACAAGTTCAGAGCCACAAACTTTATTTTTTTCTGCTGCTGGTGATTATGAAAATATGACTACTGGCACAAGTGCTGGTGATGCTATGGTTTATACAATCGCATCAAATCAAGTTAATGCAATTAGATATATGAAGGCTGTTAGAACTTTAGTTGTAGGAACAACTGGAGGTGAATTTACAGTATCAGCTGATGGTACTAATGCTTCTATAACACCTACTAATATAACTATAAAAAAACAAAGTTCTTTTGGATCTGCTAATGTAGATGCTATTCCAGCTGGTAACGCAATCTTATTCTTACAAAAGGCTAGAAGAAAAATTAGAGAATTACAGTACAACTTTGATAGTGATGGTTATCAAGCTCCAGATTCAACTATCCTAAATGAAAATGCTACAGAAAGTGGTATTAATGAAATGTCATACCAACAAGAACCAAGTAGTATTATTTGGTGCGTTAGAGATGATGGAGTATTGGCTGCATTAACTTATCAAAGATCTGAAAATGTTGTTGCCTGGACAAGACATATATTCGGAGGATTATTTGGAAATGGAAATGCTGTTTGTGAAAGTGTTGCTTCTATTTCTGGAGATTTAACTGAAGATGAAGTTTGGGTTATTGTAAAAAGAACAATTAATGGTGCAACTAAAAGATATGTTGAATGTTTTTCTAATTTTGACTTTGATGAAACAGATGCAACAAGTTTTAGATTTTTAGATAGTCACCTCACCTACTCTGGATCTGCGGTATCAACATTAACTGGTTTAAGTCACTTGGAAGGTCAATCGGTTTCTATATTGGCTGATGGATCAGTACATGCAAATAAAACTGTTAATGGTGGTGAAATCAATTTAGATAGATCAGTTACAAAAGCAGTCGTAGGTTTATCTTATAATAGTGTTTTACAGACAATGAGAATTGAAGGTGGAGCTGCTGAAGGTACTTCACAAGGTAAAACAAAAAGAATTTCAAAAGTAGTTTTAAGATTATTTGAAACAGTTGGTGTTAAAGTTGGACCATCATTAGTTAATCTTGAAACAATTCCTTTTAGAACAACATCAAGTAATTTATCAGCACCAGTTGAAACATTAATTGCTGGAGATAAAGAAATAGAATTTAACGATGACTATAATTCGGATGGCTTTATATTTATTAAACAAGATCAGCCTTTGCCTTGTTCAGTATTATCAATATATCCAACTTTAGTTACTTCAGATGGTTAATTATAAAATAGTTCCTTATGAAAGAAGTCATTCTGATGAAATTCTTACTTTTGGAATGAATGATAAATTATTAGAAGATGATGCAAGCTCTGAAGATGGTAGGATCGATTATGGAATACCTGGTTTGTCATTTAGCTTATTTGCTAATAATGATATTGTTTTGTCTGGTGGCATTACTCCAATGTGGGATGGAGTTGCTGAAGGCTGGGTTATTGCATCTAAAAGAATTTTTGATCACAAGATTAAATCAATTATTTCAATTAAAAAAAGATTAGATTTACTTTGTGAGAACAACAATATCTGGAGATTACAAACTTCAGTAAAAGAGAACTTTAATACTGGAATAAGATTTGCTGAATTTCTAGGATTAAAAAAAGAAGGTCTAATGCGAATGTATGGACCAGATAAATCTAACTATTATAGGATGGCAAAAATATATGAGCTTCATAGGTAACATAGCTGCAGCACAATCTGCAAAAGCAATAGGTAAATATAATCAAAGTGTTTTAAATACTCAATCTGCATTACAAAAAGCAAAGACTGAGGTTAATAAAAAAGTTTATAACGATATTGATAGACCTAGATTAATTAATAACCAAAACAAAGCTTATGATTTTTTATTTGTTCAAGCTTTAAAATCTGGTGCTGAAGTTAGAGAAGGATCTTCAAATTATGAAGTTCTTATGGAAACTAAAATTAATCAAGCAACTGATTTAGCAATAGAAGATTACAATTCAACTACAGCTTATTATGATGGTATTAACCAGTCGTTATTATTAAGCAGCAAAGGCGTAGGAGAAAAATTTAAAGGTTATATGACAGCAAATTCTGAATACATGAAAGCTGTAGGATCTATGTTTGGTAATTATAGTAAATCTGGTGGAACAAGTATTTTAGCAAGCTAATGGCAATATTAAAAATTCCACAATCACAAAGTAGAGTTAGAGAAAGACAAGTTACTCAAACAGCTGCTCTTACTTTACCATTGTCTCTTGCAACACAAAGAGGTCAAGGCTTTGCAGCTATAGGTAAAGTTGTTGATGATATGCACAAAGAGCAAGTTGCAGTAGAAGATAATGCTAGATTACTAGAAGTTATTAGAGAAGCATCTACAACTATAAATCAAGTTAGTGCAGCAGTTAGTAAAAATACAGACATTAAAACAGCCATTGATTTATTTGAAAGTTCAACGAAAACTGAAAGTTTTGATGGTTTAGTTGCTAATGATAGATCCAGAGTTAAAAAACAATTTAATGAATGGTTACAAAAAACTAAAATTTCTGAATATTCATCTATTGCAAAAAAAGTAACTAAAAATCATATTGATAAAACAAAAACAGTTCATAATGATTATTTAGATGATTTAACAATTAAAATGTCTAGCTCAGACTTAACTAAAGCAGCTAATGCAAGAACAGATCTGAATAGTTTTTTTACTAAAGCAGTTAATGGTAGTATTTATTCAAAGTCTGAATTTGCAAAATTAAAAGAAAATAAATTATTACAAGCAGAAAAAAACATAGTTGTATTTGGTGCTAGAAATCATCCTAATTATACAATTAATAATTATGATGAAATTGAAAAAAGAATTGGAACAAAACTTGCTCAAAAGGCTCTTGAAACAGCAAAGCAAAAAATAGCAGCTGATGAAGATTTTAATATTAAACAAGAAGAGTTTATAGAACAAGCAGATATTAGAAATAAAGTTGGAACTTATACAGAATTATTACTTAGAATTAAGAATGATAAAGATCCAGAATATTTAGGAAAAATTCCAACATTAGATTTATTAAATGATTTAGTTAATGCAGATAAAATTAACTCTGCTCAATACGATGCTTTGTTAAGATTTTATAAAGATCCAGAAAGTTTTGATGATGAAGTTTTAGATCTTGTTAATGGTCAAATATTTATAGCTGATAGTATTGAAGCTTTAGATAAAATTCAAAACAACATGAATTTTTCTCCAGAGTATTTAATGAGTATTGGAATTAAGGATGCAACAACAATGACATCTTTAATTGATAGATATAAAAATGACAGAGAAGTATTCCAGGATAGCAAAGAATATTTAAAAGTTATTAATAATGTTTTAGGTGCTGTTGAAAATACTATTTTAAGAGACTTTGGTACTGCTGAAAAAGGAGATCAAGATAGCAGAGTTCAAGCTACAAGATTATTCAATGAATTTGTTAGTGAAGGTATGTCTCCTAGAGATGCTTTTATTAAAATGACAAGAGGATATTTGTTTCAAAAAGGTAAATTACCAACACTTGCACAAGCTGCACCTTTTACATCATTTAATATTGATAACGCCAGTAAGATACAAAAGGACCAAGATCCATCTATAACATTTAATGGTTGGAGAGATCAGTTAATGAGAATGTATAAGAATAACACAATTTCTATGAATGATCTTAAAAGAGATTTGGATGCTTTAGATATAAGAGAAGATTTATTTAAAATAAGATCACAATATGGCAAAGCTCTTGGTAATGAAGATTTTGCCTGGAGTGAAAGTAATTCAACAAGTGCAAGTAGTGCGATTAGACAATAATGGATAAAAAAATAGAACAACCAACTGAACAATTTGAAGAGTTTGATTTTTTATCAGATTTTTATTTTCCTTTAAAAGAAGTCGAGGATAGATACTCCTCTCCTATTCTTAAAAGAATGAGAGAGAATGAAATCGATCCTTATGAATATTTGGGTATTGAAAAAGTTGAAGGAACTGGAGTTGTAAAAAGAATAACTGATAAAGCAGATTTAGAAGAAGGTAAAAAAACCTTTAGTCAATCTTTTATAGACTTTCTTAAAGATGCTCCAGAGGCTGCCGCTGTTTCAACAACAGAGGCTGGCGTAAATCTTTCAAACAATCTTGTTCAATTATTTGGTGCTGGATCTAATGCAATATTTAAAGGAACTAAAATTGGAAATAGTATATCTGAAGCAACTACTGAATTTGCTCAAGGTTACAATAAATCATCTGAAGAGATTATTGCTAAACTTACTCAATATGTTGAAGATAATGATGTTAATGGTGTTAGCCAATTAATGACAGATATTGGAATAGACATAGCTGCAACTATACCTATTCAAAGAATGCTAAAGAAAACTGGTGTTCCATCTTATGTAGCAACTCCTTTATCATTTGGACTTGTTTATGGAATGACTGGTGGTGATGAAGAAGCTGAAAATAGAATGTTTATTGATAGTGAAACAATTCATGGTCTTAATGAAATATTAGGTGTGTTACCAGATACTCCAGAAAGTAGGATTGCTGAATTAGTTGCAACAACTTTTGAAGGAACTGCTTGGGGTGCATTAGGAGACAGATTAATAAAAGTTTTTAAAGTTTTAAAAAATAATGTTCCAGCATACATGAACCAACAAACAGCTAGCTCTCTTGGTGGATCTGCGGTTGCTGGTGAAGTTGCAATACAAGCTCAAGAATAATCAACTTGTAGTTAATTGATATTAGATAATATCCAAAACAATATTATTTCAAAAAAAACAAATAAATAGTAATAAATAAATATCCTCAAATATTTATTTTCAAAATCATAGGAATTTCAAAACATGGTATTAGGCAGAATACTTGGCTCTAAAGGCGGTCAAGAAGCAACAAAACAATTACTTAAAGAAGTAGATAAAAGAATATTAAATAAAGGAACAACTAAAAATCCAGAAAAACTTTTGCAAAAAGTAGAAGAAGCAACTGTTGGAGATGAAACAATAAAAGTTGGTCCAAATAAAACTTCTACTAAAATTGAATTAAAAGATTTTAAAGCTAAACAACCTCAAGTTTCTAAAGAAACAATAGATGAGTTTTTGGCTAGTTTTAATTCTGGAACTATTCCTAAAAAAATTCTTGCTGATTTTAATATCGATAAGATCACTAAGAATGAAGATATATTCCAAATGATTAATGGAATAGCAAAAGGTTATAAGCCAGATGAAATAGTTAAACAAACAAGAGGTAGAATTAAACAAAGTTCTACAAAAGCTAGCGGAACAAGATTATCTAAGAATGAAGATTTTTTATTAGAGGTATTAGGAACAAAACCTGGAACTACATATAATGCTGCTCAAATATATGGCATGAGACAGCTTTTAGAGGCTGGTGCTGCTAGAATGCGTTACCTGGCTGCTAAAGCAGCTGATTTAGATAATGCTAATAATGTTGATATTGTAAAGTTCAGACAGCATTACGCATTAATGGCTCAAATACAGAAAGTCTTAATTGGTGTAAAAACAGAAACTGGTAGAGCTCTTAATCAATTTAAAATCGCATCTGATGCAAGTAAGAAATATTCTTTTTTAGGTGGATCTGTTGATGATCTTAATAGACAAAATTTAATTGTAGAACATGGCGGTTTTGATGAAATTCAAAAAGTTGCTGAATTAGTTTTATCTACAAAAAGAAATACTGCTTTGTTAGCAGCTAATAATAGAACTGGTTTAAAAACTTTTAGTCAAAAGACATCAAATGCTATGGCTGAAGTTTTTATCAATGCCATATTATCTAATCCATTAACTCATGTAAGAAATGGTGCTGGTAACTGGATCACACAAGCAATAGTTCAGCAAGAGAGAAAATTAGCAGCAAGGTTATTTGGTGGAAAAAACGAAGGTGGAGTTGCGGCTTACGAAGATATTGCTAAAGCTTGGGGAAAACATCAAGCAGCAAAAGAGATTATGGCTGCAATGCAAAATGTTTATAAACTTGGTGGCTCAAAAATTGAAACAAAATTAGGAAGAGTTACAGCTCAAGAATTTGGTATTAAAAATAAAGTTGGTGGTGGACTTTTTGATATGTTTGGTAAAGGCATAACTTTAGGAAATTATCCAACTAAGCTTTTAAAAGTTGCTGATGACTATTTTAAAAACAGAGAATTTAGATCTGAACTTTATGCAATGGCATTTCGTGATGGAATGGAAATGTATAATAAAAAATTATTAAAAGAAGCAGATATACCAGAATATATTGCTTCTAAGATTGCTAATCCAAGTAAAGAGATGGTTGATGCTGCATACAAGCAAGCTCAGTATGTAACTTTCCAAACTCCTTTAGGACAAAGAGGAGATGTATTTGATCTTGGACAGATGGCTCAAAAAGGAAAAAACTTTGCTGAAAGCAGAGGACCATTTTCTATTTTTACAAATTATTATTTACCATTTGTACAAACACCAACTAACATAGCTGGATTTGTTGCAGAGAGAACTCCAGTATTAGCTCAAGTTTTAACAAGATATAATCAAAAGATTAAACAAGGTGGTGCAGTAGCAGATAGAGCAAGAGCTCAACTTTATTTAGGCTCAATGTTTTATATGGCAACAGCTCCTTTAGGCTACTATGGAGTTGGTAGAGATAAAGCAGAAAAATTTGCTGGTTTTAATTTACCTCAAATGTATGGATCAGATATTAGACAAGAAGGAAGTTTAACTGGTGGCAAAAGTTTATTACAAAAGACAACAAAAACACAACCTTTCCAAATAGAAATACCTATTGGAGATAATGAGTTTCAAAGAGTAAGTTTTAGAAGTTTCGATCCAGTTGCTCAGATATTTGCTAATTCAGCAAACTTAGGACAGCTTGCAACTTTAATAGAAGGATCAATACAAAATAATTTAAGTGGAGATAAAGAAAATTATAAACAGTTAGGAGTTGATGCTGGTCTTTATATGCTTGCTTACTCCTTCTCTATTGGTGAAAATTTATCAAACTCTACAATGTTAGCTGGTGCTGGCAAAATGATAGATGATGTTAGAACTATTACTAGAGGTGTTCAGTCTGATAATAAATTAAAAGCAGTTAAAGAGGTAGGCTCAGAATTTGCATCTTCTTTTATTCCAACTGTTGCAAAACAAATTGGTAATGTTGTTAATTCTGATAGTCAAAAAATTGTAAGTGAATTTAACGAATATTTTAAAAAGAGTATTGCTGAAGGATCACTTTTTGATGATGTTGATATAAGAGGTAGAGAATATAAAAAATTTGAATATTTTAATCAGCACAAAAGAGATTACATTGATGATGAGTTATTTAGTGTTCAACCAAAAGTAACACCAGTTAAAAATAGCCTTAGATATAATTATGCTCCTAAACTTGGATTAGGTGTTTCAGTACCTTTAACAAGCAGACAAAAAAGATTTTTACGAAAAAATGCTGGAGTAATTTTTGATAAAAAAATGAAAGCTTTAATGGAAGCTCCTAAATATAAAAATGAAACAAGAAAATTTATTAAAGAGAGTTTTATTAGACAAGAATGGAAGGATGCGAAAGCTCAAGCAAAAAAATTTTTATTAGATCCAAATGAAGGATATTACGAACAAACAAATGACAATGGCAAAATTGAAAGAATTACATATCTTTCAGAAATTAAACAAAGAGCTGAAGATTTAAGAGACAGCGAAATTGCTAACTCACAAATGGGTTACATAAATCAAAACATAGAGGAATAAGAAATTGACTATATCTACTACAATAATAAAAAACAGTTATTCTGGAAATGGCTCTACAACAGCCTTTACTTATAATTTTAAAATTACTGACGATGATGACATCCAGGTAATAATAAGATCATCAGCTGGTGTTGAGACTGTAAAAAGTAAAGGTACTCATTATAATGTTGCTGGAGTTGGAAATAATTCTGGAACTGTAACTTTTACATCTGGTAATATTCCAGCTAGTGGTGAAACTGTTGTTTTAAGAAGATCTACTACTCAAACGCAAGCAATGGACCTTATCGATAATGATCCAATGTCTGCTGAAACTATTGAAACAGCTCATGACAAAGCAATCGCTATCAATCAAGAATTACAAGAACAACTTGATAGATCTATAAAATTATCAAGAACAAATACTATGACATCGACTGAATTTACAGTTGATGCAACAAACAGAGCAAATAAAATCCTGGCATTCGATGGTAATGGAGAAATCGCAGTTACTCAAGAACTTGGAACTTTTAAAGGAAACTGGTCCACATCTACTGCTTATGGTGTAAGAGATATTGTTAAAGATACTTCTACAAATAATATTTTTATTGTAACTGAAGCTCATACATCTACTGGTTCTCAACCGCTAACAACTAATGCAAATTCTGCAAAATATAGTTTAATAGTAGACGCTGCTTCAGCAACTACATCTGCAAATGCTGCTGCAACTTCAGCAACTAACGCTTCTAATTCAGAAACTGC